TTTTGTGATATAATCCAAATCGGTTTCTTGTGATTCTAATTTCAAGGAATCCGATTTTCCATAAACAGACGGGATACCTTTGTTAAAGTCAAAGAATCCCGCACTAATAGGCTCCGCTCTGTCTAATATTATCTGACTGTGCGTTGTATGTTCTCCAAACAGTACCGGTTGAATTAAGCCACTTACTTTATCCTTAAAAATCACATATTTCATACGCTCGTATTTTTTTGTTGATATTCAGCTTCTTTTTGGCACACATAATCGTATATATCATTCCACATTGGCAAGCCGCCAACCTGTTTGTCATCAATATACACATGCGCATACACCTTGCGGGCTTTGTAGCCATACAACTCGTAACTACCCGGTTTATGCTCATTTATCCGGTCGAATGGGATGCCTTTTTCCAACAGCCAATTGACCATTGTCGTTTGAGTTTCGTTCTCGCGGCACGTCCAAATAATCAGGTAATGCCCGTCTGCTTTTAGTTTATTCATTACCTTAACTGCGTAGGGCGCAGGTGCGCCGACTTCCGGCCATTTGCCGGTGTGCAGGGTTCCGTCAAAATCTATAGCTATTATCATAAGTTATTTATCTCTTTATGTCTTTTACTAAATCATATAACTTTGTTATTTTCACATCACCGCAATCCAACAGGTTCTTAACACGGTTTATCCCATGTGTAACGGTAGAATGATTAAAGCCGCTTAACCGCCCAATCTTCTCATGTGTAAAGCCGTTTTTATACAAGATGAAAAAATACATGTGACGCACATCAACATTATCCTGCACGCGGCTTTGCCCTAAAATTTCGTCAGCTGAAATCAATGTTCGCTTTGCAAATTCCGTAATCATAATTTTATTTTACTTGTTTCTCAATAATACCGCTCTACTCCTTCTTCCCAAATAGTAAATTCACCGGTTGAGCCGATAAAACGACCTTTGGAAAATGCTTTCCAACCCTCTATCCAAATTTTCAGGGTCGCATCATACATTACGCTCTTTGCCGCACGTCCTGCCGGATTACGTCCATCGGCATGGCTGGTAAAGATGATGAGTTTGTCACGATGTTTTTCTTTAAAGTGGATATATTCCTTGTAACTCATTTGACAGTATTGAAAGCTATCCACCACATAGAAGTCCGGCGATTTGTGCTTACTCATACGTTCACCCAGTTCCGGCATCGGCTCGCAGTTCAACAGTTGCATCCGTTTATTAGCAGCTGTTATGCCGTGTCGTATGAAACTCCTTTGCATGGACAGGCTATCACCCTCTTCCAAACTGTCATACGCCACACGTCCGTATTTACACAGCTCCTTACAGAGTTGCATGACAAAACTGCTTTTGCCGTTGCCGGAGTTGCCCCAGATAAACCAAACGCCTGTGCGTTCCGGATTGCCGATCATATCTTCCCATTTGCCTTCGAAAGGGAAAACAGCCTTTTTCATGCTCAATATATCCTTTACGCTTAATGCACGTGCCATATTTATTCGCTCAATCGCTTTACCCTGTGAATAGATTTTTTAACTCGGCGCAAGTCAAAATCGCAGGTTTCCGCATCTTTGATTACCTCGTTTATTTTTGTCTTGTCTTTCAGCCCGTTTGCTACACAAATAGAGTACACGTCCCCTGCTGATGTCCGGTCAAGCTGGAAAAACTTGCGACCAATACGGCTGTGTATTTCGTTGTACCCTTTTTTATTGTGGCGCAACCCTAAATCCATCCGCCGCGTGATGTAATCGGTACTCAAAAAGATGATACCGCATTTATCTTCCAGCCGGTTGTAAAAGCTGATAAAGTAATGAAAAACCGTGTCCGTCAGTTTATCCGCTTCATCAAAAACCATCAATGGCGATTCCATCTGTATAAGGTCGCTGATAATCATGTCCCAAAGTTCCCTCAAGGTATATCCCTGTGTTTTCAAACCGATAGTACGGGCAATCTCGCGGATAAATTCCGCTTTGCTCATATCTTCCGAACAAAGCACATAAAATACTTCGCGGTGTTCCTGTTGGTACATTTGAGCCGTGGTTGTTTTTCCGCAACCGGCATCGCCAACTATCCATGTTACATTGCGGAACTCCTGTGCATCTTTCATGGCAAACCGGATTTCCTGATAGGTATTAGTTTCCACGATTTGCCAGCCACCGGCAGAATTGTTACCTACCTGCGAGGCGATGTTACGAAACATTTCATCGCTAATATTGTCATACTTTCCGTTCAAAATAGTTGAAACGGTTCCGGCGCTTACGCCTTTCAAACTGCCCGAAGCCTTGTTCTGGCTGGGGTACTTTGCACAATACGCATGTAAACAATCGCGGATTGCATCTTTTTCTTTTAATGTTAATTCATTCATATTTCAAAAATTAAAAAATCCTATTTTCCTATCACTCCTGCCGAAACATTTTGGTTCCCAGTTGGCACCACAAGCACCTTGTAATGCCCGAAAACAATAGCAACGTGGGCAAACAAAATCTTTCATCGACAAATGCATTTTTCTCATTTTATCTCTCTCTATTTTGTCAAGTGGATAAAATGAAAGGTAATGCGCTCCAAATTGGTAGTCATCGTTTGATTTGTTATTTGTTTTTTTCATATTATTTATTTCTAAAAGCTTTACAATTTTCCTGCTGCTCGTTTGTAATTAAATTCCGTTTCGCCTTCCAATTCGTCAAAGGTTGTCAGGCTTACTACTTTGTTCACTCTACCTATTTCAAGCGGGTTACGGCTGTATTTCCGTACACGCCGTTCAATTTGCCGTTGCAGTTCCTCACTGGCTTCTTTGCTCATACTTTTCAAGTTTGGCGTTTGCAGCCCGTTCTGTTCCGGAGCAACGCCATGAGCGTATTCGATTTCCTTTGCCGCCAGTTGCCTTTCAATCCGGTCCCGGATATTTGCCTCTTGTTCCTGTCGGATAAACTTAGCGTCTCCTTCTACTTGTTCTTGTATGTTCCGATGAATAATCATGTACGGTTCCGCGACACGTTCAAAACGCAACTCGCCGGCTTTGTCTTTCCAATAAAGGCGAACGCTTGTAAAATCGTTTGGATCATACTTCACATAGAATTGTTGGTAAGTATGCTTGCGCCTCCATGCGTGGTCGGGAACGCCCGGTTCGGCATACACTTCATACCTGTATTTTTTGCCTTTTACTTCTATTTCGATACCTCCCGATGTGAATGTGGAAGGTTTATCAGTTTGCACCCAAAACATCTCTACCATATCCAGTACCGTAACTTTCGGTGTTTCTTCGTTCATGCTTTGCAGGTACTTTTCCATGCGGGTAAATCCATCTTTGTTTTTCAGCATTTCGCCGGTTGTCGTCATTGCCCGCGTTCCGTTCCACATTTCCCGCGCTTCGGCGTATTTGGCTTTCAGTTCTGCGAGGGTATAGAGTTTGTCCTTGTTAGCTTGTATAAATTCGAGATTCGGACGGCTGCCGGTTTTCTTTGCTGTGATGTTCTGACCGGTAAAACGCCAATCCTGATACAACACTGTCGACTGGAACCTTCCGAATGCGCTTTCTATACTTTTTGCCTGCGGTGTGTTTGGGGCTGTCGGGCGGTGTATATGGCTGATTTTTCCGTAAAATTCTTGTAATTTCTTTGTTTTTGAGCCTCCCTGATTATCGGTTACTATTTCATACGGTTTATGACCCGAAACCTGTACAGCCATACGGAAAGCGTTGTATTGCGCCTCATAATCTTCCGTGTCCGAAATGAAGTAACCCAAAAGAACTTCGCTGTACGCATCCATAACCTCGTAAACCATTGTTGTTGCAAGTTCGCCCTTTTCGTCCCGATAATACAGGTTAAGTTTGGTACCATCACCATACCACAGCGAATCGCGTAGGCTTGGCAGTTCGGTTTTATGTTTGCGACCATACCGTTGAAAGGCTTTCAGTTCGCCAAAAATGGCATCGAACCAAAGCGGCTCAATATCCGGTCGGGCAAACCACATTTTCATTGCGCGGATGCTTTTGAGTGGCTTCCATTTGTTTTGAGTGGCTATCTGATTAAATTTGTCAAACAGTTGGCTGTCGGTATATACCGGCGTCCGGCTGCGTTTCAGGGCGATAAGTTGGCGTCCCGCGTTTCTGTTATAATCAGGGTGTTGCTGTTACCGATTTTGCCGCTAAGCAAAGAAGCATAGCCATTTCTTTTATAAAGATTTATCTTATCTTTTAGGCGGGCGGTATTGTTGGGTAACGTGTGTCCGTAAACTTCGCGCAGCTTCTCGCAACTTCCGGTAACAATATCCCAAAGGTCGCGGCGACTGTTATTCAACGCCTTTGTTAAAGCAACTTTATCATTTAAATCACGAATCAGCACATTCAACACCGAAGCGTTGATAGTGTATTCGTCCTTCAGTTTGTTGCTCAAATGCGTTTGAACGCCATTCAAACAATATTCAAAGTCCTCAAAAAACTGCCGGGCTTTGTCGTCCAATTTGATTTTACCTTTCATTTGTTGCTGTTTTAGCAGTTCCACTGGGTCGCCATATTTTTCTTCATAACGTTTCCGGTATTTTTCAGGGAGGGAGTTGTAAACAATCAATGCGCAGGAACCTTCGCCACCGCCACGTCGTGCTACTTCTACATTTTCTCTATTAATTAGGGATTTCAATGTATTATAAGCCATGATTTCGGGAACCAGTTCCTCGTAAGTTACGCACATTATTTTGTTATACCACTCCATTTATTTCGTTATCTTTGCTGAAAATTTTACTTTATGTTGTTTATTGCAAAATTTACTATAACCTACCAGCCGCTTTCCGATAGTCGAAATCAGGAAGCTTATAAGGACATCCACAACAGGATTGCGTATTGCGCGAGGATGTGTTGCGCTCAGATGGATTATGATTATCAAATCGAACACGGATATTACGACCAATTTCAAGAATTAGACCTGTATCGCGATGTGATATATGTATATCTAAAGATAGTCCATACTCGTTCGTATGCCTCAATGGCCAAACTTCCTCCGCTTTGCCATCCTTTGTGTAGTCCTGAAAATTATCAGCCACCCAAAATGTTAAAATAACTTTCGTTGCCATAATTCAATCCTCCGTAAGATTTAGTGGAACTCTGTTAATCAGCCGGACAGAATTGCCAAAATTCAACACGACCAAAGCATTTATCCATAGCGACGTTTCATCGCCAACACACAAGGTGCAAAAACTCAAAAGAAAGTACAGCACATAAAATCTGTGTTTCAGGCTCAAGCGCAACAGGGTGCGAGCATCATCCTTGCCAAGTAAATAAATCAAAAAGCGTTTCATGTTACACCTCCTTATTTTTGTTGATTAATAATCCAGTATCAATACCGCCACGCTCTACTGCTATTTTCCTTATTTTTCGGGCAAGCGGACTGTTTTTCTGAAAATTCAGCGAGTAACTAACCATTTCAGGTGTGCACCCTAACATTTCCGATATTTTCTTTGTCTCGCCGTAATCTGTTACAATTTTTCGTTTCATATCTAATTATTGTTTTAATGTAATTCTGAACAAACAT